GATGAGTTAGGCGAAAGCGATAATTTTGATTCAATTAGCTCACCTGCCGAAATAACTTACAAGCCGACAGGGCAGAAGATAATCTTGAGAGGTTTAGACGAGCCAAGAAAGCTAAAATCAATCAAACTGCGCAAAGGCTATTTTAAAATGCTCTGGTTCGAAGAGGCTGACGAATTTAACGGCGATGCAGAAATAAGAAGTGTTGAACAATCAATCTTGAGGGGTGGCGAAAAGTTCATTGAGTTTTTAAGCTACAACCCGCCAAGAAATCCTAATCACTGGATAAATAAACTTGCTCAAGAAGATGGCAAAAAACTAACGCATCACTCCACTTATTTAGACGTGCCGCAAAATTGGCTTGGTAATAAATTTTTTGACAAGGCTGACAGGCTCAAAGCAAACAATTATGAAACTTATTGCCACGAATATTTGGGCAAAGCAATTGGCAACCCGAAAGAGCTTGTTTTTTCGGGCAAATATGAAGTAAGTGATTTTGAAACTCCGCCGCTTTCAGAAATTTACCAAAACAGATTCTTTTTTGGATGCGATTTTGGATTTGCTTCAGATCCAAGCGTGCTTATTCGCTGCTTCGTTAAAGACGATTGCCTTTTTGCTGATTACGAGCAATACGGCGTTCAAGTTGAAATCGACCACATCGGCAAAGTTATTTTTGACAAAATTCCTGAATCTAAAATCTGGCAAATCGAAGCTGATTCATCCAGACCCGAAACTATTTCAAATTTAGTGCGGCAAGGTTTTAGAATTAGAGGCGCAAAAAAATGGGCTGGAAGCGTAGAAGAAGGTATTCAGTATTTAAAAAGTTTTAAAAAAATAATAATTCATTCGCGTTGTGTAAATCTTGCTAAAGAGTTTGAAAATTACTCTTACTTGGTGGATTCAGAAACTAAAGAAATCTTGCCAAAAATTAACGACAAAAAATCAAGAGTTTACGAAAAAGAAGGCGATAAGATGGGAATCAAAGACGATGGAATTGATGCGATAAGGTATGCGCTAAGCACTTACATTAAAAAAACTCCTGACATTATAGCTTTTTAAAACAATGATAAATTTTGACATCTTTGGCAAACCTTATTTTGGAAAAGTAGAACCTTTGCGAATACCATACATGGGCAGCAAAAGAAAAATTGCCGAAGAGCTTTTCCAAAAAATGCTCGAGATAAAACCAAACACAAAATACTTTTTTGATTTGTTTGGCGGTGGTGGTGCCATGTCTTTTTTTGCTGTTCAACTTGGCTTAAAAACGCACTACAACGAAAAGCAAAAAGGAATGGTGGATTTGCTAAATTACATTTTGCAACGCGCCAGAAACGGCGAAAAAGGGCAATATGGAATTTTTCCCGATGATTTTTATGATTTTATTGACAGAGAGCAATTCAAAATCTTGAAAGATGAAGACTCGATCAAGGGGCAATTTGCACGGATTTGCTACAGCTTTGGGAATAATCAAAGAACCTATTTATTTGGCGACATTGAAGAATTAAAGCATTTGGCGCACGACATTGTAGTTTTTAAAAATAAAAATGCTTTGGCAGAATTTAATCAAAAAACCAACTCAAATTTTGTCTTAAGCAAAAAAGAATCTTGGAATGAAAGGAGGTTTGATTTTATGGCGCAAGTTATTGGTCGTTTAAATTTGGAGCGGTTGCAGCAGTTGGAGCAGTTGGAGCAGTTGGAGCAGTTGGAGCAGTTGCCAGCTTTTACAATAACCAACTTAGATTTTCAAGATGTTAAAATTGAAACGCCTATCGAAGAAACCATAATTTACTTAGACCCGCCCTATCGCGGCACGGCAGAATACAAGGAAAGTGCCTTGTTTGATGATATAGATAACTTTTTTAGAAATTCGCCTTTTGCTTGCTTCATGTCTGAATACAACGCGCCTTTTGATTCGGTTTTAAAGATTAAGAAAGAAAGCCTTTTAAATAGCAGTGGTGCGAAAAGAAAATTTGTTATTGAGAATCTTTACTGGAACAAAAAATAAAATTTAATCCTATTTTTTAGTTTTGCTTAAAAGTGCAAGCAACTTACTTATTCAAAATAAAAAAAAATGTTTTTCCGCAAAGAAAAGAAAAATTACAATAACTGGTCGTTCTTAAATATGCTTCGTGGCGAATATGCCCAAGTAAGCACTCCTTCCGAGTTCATTAAGTTTTATATCGAAGCTTGTCCCGTTTTTACAGCTACCAAGTTAATTGCTGATGCTGTTTCTGCGATTGAAATTGTTTTAAAAGATAAAAACGGCGATTATATCTACGAACACGAAGCCTTAAAAATTTTAAGAAATCCAAACCCTTTCACCGATGGGCAACTTTTCATGAAAGAGTTGGCTTCTTATTATATTCTGACGGGCAACACTTATCTTAACATTATCGGCGAAAAGAAACCAGTCGAGTTAAATTGTTATAACCCTTCTGACATTACAATCGTTGCAGCAAATGATGGCTATGCAGGCGAATACACTTATCAATCAACCAATTCTTCTTACATATATCAAAGAGCCGCTGACAAAAGATTTTTAGATGGCAGAAAAAACGAGCTGGCTCATTTACGCGATTTTAACCCAAATTTCTCATCGACTAATCTGGTTGGATCATCTTCATTCTTGGGCTGCCAACTTGAAATAAGTCAATATATTTTGGCTTCAATTCACAACAACTCACTTTTAAAGAATCAAGCACGCCCAAGCGGCATAATCACTTACAAAGGCTCAAATGACTTACAGCAATCGCAAATTGATGGCTTAAAAGACGTAATTAAAAACAAATTGTCTGGCGCAAGAAACGCGGGCGAACCTGCTTTCTTGGGTGGCGATTTCAACTGGTTGCAATTGTCTGAATCAGTAAAAGATATGGACTTTCCAACTCTTAAAAAATCAGTGGCGGAGGCTATCTATTCAGCAGCTAAAATACCTTTGCCAATGATAAGCCCCGACAACATGAGCTTTGCCAACATGGACGCGTCAAAATATGCTTTCTATGACAACGCTGTTTTGCCGACTCTAAAAAGAATTTTAAAATTTCTTAGTGCCAAAGTTCTTTCAAAATACAACGTTCAAGGCTTAGAATATTCGTTTGACGAATCGGCAATCGAGGCTTTGGAAGCTCGTAAATATGACACAGCAGAAAAGGCTTCTAAAATTGGTGTTTTAAGCGACAATGAACTTAGAGGAATGATCGGATACGAAGCAACAAACGCCGGTGATGCAATCTACAAGCCCGCAAATCTAGTTCAAGTTGGAGTTGATACTTACACTGTTGACAACAGAGATGAGCCAGTTGGAAAAGGTGAATTTGTTGATTTGATGAAAAAACAAAAAAAACTAAACGGCGAAAGACTTTATTCTGACGAATACATTGAGCTAAAAGCAAAAGAATATTATGGAAATCGACGCTAGAAAAAGAAAGCTTGAAGCAAACGCAATTCCAAATCTTAAAAGGATTTTTAGGAATATGTCAAACGATGCTGAAAGAATTTATCGCAAGAATGGAACTATTGACAGCCAAGAATTAGCTAAGAACTACTATCCAGAGTTCTTAAAAGAAATTAGAGACATAATGCGCAAAACTACGCGCGAGTTTGGTTTTAGTTTGCGCGAAGACTTGCAAAAAAAAGGGCTTAACTTTGGCTTTGATTTAGAGCTAAAAGAAATCACCGATCCGAAAGTAAAAGATAAATTAAAAGAAATTAATTCCGAGCTTCAAGATTCCGCAACATTCTTTATTGCTAATTCAAGCGAAGAGCAAGCAAGATTTATCACCGAGACAAACGCAAAAGAAATAGCCTTGGCAATCACGCAAGAAGAAGCAAAATTCAACTCACAAAAAGCGTTGCCTGAATGGATTATCATTTCAAGAAACATTAAGATTAATTTGTTGGATAAGGCGCAATGGAGAAGCGAACTAATTGCGGCTCAAGTAGTTGGTTTGACTGAGAGTTGGGTTAGGAATGAAGAAGCACAAGTGATTGAAGATGCTGAACTAGAAATTGACAACAGACCAGTCGAAGTTCTTAAAACTTGGGTTGCAATTTTAGATAATAAAACCCGCGCAACTCACGCAATGGCAGACTTTCAACAAGTGGGAATGAATCAAAATTTTATTGTTGGTGGTTTTCAAGCCAAATATCCAAGAGACGAAAACTTGCCAGCCGAGGAGGCTCTGAATTGCAGGTGCATTGCAGACTATTCAAACGCTTTCGGCTCAAAGTCTTTTAAATCAACAGAAACCTACAAACCAACCGAAGAGATGGCAAGAAACGCCGCTCGTGGCTTAGAATGGCGCAAAGAATATGGAAGGGGTGGCACTGCGGTTGGAGTTGCTAGAGCTAATCAATTGAAGAACAGGGAAAACCTAAGCGAAAGCACTGTAAAGAGAATGCACTCTTATTTTTCAAGGCATGGCAATTATAGAAACTCACATTATGAGTTTAGAGATGGCAAGCCGACAACTTGGCGCATAGCTTGGTGTCTAACTCATGATACAGAAATATTATTAGCTGATGGAAGTCTTGAGACAATAGGCAACATCGTTAATAATAAAATGAATGTTGACGTGATGTCTAAGCAAGAAGATGGTTCTATAAAGCCAGCAAGAATTACTAACTGGCTGAAATTGCCTAGTAATCAAGATGATTTTATGGTTTTAAGAAGAGGTAAAGCAAAATCTAATGAATGTGGCGTTGTTTCTAAGCCTAAATTATTTGCAACAAAAGAACACCCAGTGTTTACTGATAACGAATATGTTCAAATGCAAAATTTAACACCTAATAATAAAGTTGCGGTGGTTGAGGAGTTT